CAATGTCGGCAATGGCAACCTCTACGGAGCGGTCGGCGCGGCGTGAGAGCAGGCCACGGGATTCAGCAACGTATAGGGCGCGAAGCGGAGCGGAAAGGTCATTGCCCTTCCAAGCGAAAGGCTCCCAAGATTCAGCTTCGGTGAGCAGTTTGCTCAGGCCGTGTTCCAATTTGAGCCAGTCCTTCAACTCCAGAGGGGAGATTTCAAGACGTGGGCCCACCTTGGCGGCGGGTTTTTCCCGGCGGGGAAGAGTGATTGTCATGGCAGTGGGTTCGTTGACCGCAGAAATTTCTGCGTGCTCATCACCGTACAGATCGTCTGCGCCGTTGCGACGCTACAGAGACGCTTTGATTTCTGGCACATCAGATTTCCCGCCAGAGTCGTTCACGATCAGCACGGTCGCGTTCAGCAGCGGCCATGGGGTGCAGCACGTAGCGAGCCGCCTGTGGGCTCTTCGGATCGTCAGCGCCGACGTTCGGGCAAAAGGTCAGGTACAGGCCGGTGTCGTCGTACTTGCCCATGGGATGCCCGTAGCAGGCATCAGGCGGGGCCGTGCGGCTTGTGGTCACGGAATAGGACACGGCACGGGTCTTGGCGTCGGCGGTCTGCCAGACGTATTTGCCTTTGCTCTCGGGTGCGTACAGCTTCATGGTTGGTTGATGGTGGTGGACGGTGAGGCGTGATCAGTCGTCGTAGACCCAGCAGCGGTTGTCCTCGTCCCAGTACTTCCCACCGCTCTGGCGCTTGTGCTCCTCCAGATAGACCTCGTACTTGCCGTCGCGGAGCCAGCGAAACAGGTCAGGAAGGCTGCCCACGAACTCGCCGGCTGTCATCTTCCGCTTCTGCTCCTCAATCGCCCTTGTAGCGGCTTTTAAGAGGGTCTCCGGTCCTTCCAGCGCCACAATGCCCCTCCACTCGTCGTAGGCCTTGGGCTTCGTCTGAGATGAGACGCGATCAGGGGCTGACTGGTACAGCTTCCAGAACTCGTTGAACTCCTCGGAATACTCCGGGCGCTTCCGGGATTTCCCGGTTCTCTTAGCCGTTTTCGTTAATTTAACAGCCGTACTATTAATATTATTAGAAGATAATTCTTTTAAAGAAGAAGTATCAATAATATTATTAATAGAAGAAGAGGCTTCGCTCCCCTTCGGTCGCTCCGCCAGCGTAACGTCCCTGTCAACCCCTAGCTCCAGCAAATAGGCACAGAACATAGGCAGGGTCAGGGTTTTGGGCTTGTAACGCTTGAGATCTTCGGCCAGATCGTCGGGAATTTGGAGTTCAAGGCGCATCGGAGGTTTACGGGTTCTTCCGGGAATTCCCGGGAAACAACGGGAGAAGACTAGCCAGAGTTTTTTCGCCGGCAAGTCCCCTAGGGCACATTCCTGAAAGTCTTTACCTTCGCCCTAAACCGTCCCAAGTGTCACAAGATGAGACGCTCGGCCTTCCATTCTCTTTGGTTTGGGTTTATCCTGTTCGTATCATTTTCTCCGCAAACTTGGCACGCTCAACTGCTGCCGAAATCAACTTCCGCGTTGACACCATTTACGGCCTTTTGACCGAAGGTATGTCCCGTGGCCAGATCGTGCAGTTCTGCGCGAATCAATGGAATCTGCAAAATCGTCAGGCTGATGAATACATCCAACGCGCAAGAATTCGCCTAGAAGAAGACGCCGCCATGACCCGCCCCGCATGGATCGCTGAAGCCTTAGGTCGCCTTCGTACCTACGAACAGTCCGCTTACAAGCGCGGTCAAACCCAAGTCGCCCTTAACGCCGTTCAGCTTCAAGCCAAACTTATCGGCCTTGATACTTGAGCCTCCTTGCCAATGCTCCCGGTGGTTTTCTCCTTGATCCACCGTCAAGCCAAGCCTCAGGCCCAACAGCCCAACAGGCCTTAGATCGCATTCGGCAAACGCTGCTGCCGCATCAACTGGCCTTTTGTGATGACACCCAACACCGCAAGCTCGCCCTCGTCTGCGGGTTCGGTGCTGGCAAGACCCATGGCCTCGTAGCCAAGGCCGTTCACATGGCAGCTCTGAACATCGGCCACGTCAGCGCCCTGTTTGAGCCTGTCGCCCCGATGCTGCGTGACATCCTCCAGCGCACCATGGATGACCTGCTGGAAGAGTGGGAGATCCCGTTTAATTTCCGCGTCAGCCCGCTGCCGGAATACACCCTGCATTTCGCTGAGGGCAGCCACACCATCCTTTTGAGGACGATGGAGACGTGGAACCGCATTCGTGGTCAGAACCTCTGCGCCATTGGCTTTGACGAGGCCGACACGGCAAACAAGCGGGTAGCGGAGCAGGCAACGCGCATGGCTCTAGCCCGTCTTCGTGCTGGCAATGTGCAGCAGTTCTACGCCGCCACCACGCCCGAAGGTTACGGCTGGGCATTCGATACGTTTGACCGCAACGCCGGTGAGGACACGGCTCTGATCCGTGCTCGCACCATGGATAACCCGTACCTGCCCGACGGGTTTGTTGACAGCCTGATGGCGAATTATCCGCCGCAGTTAATCAAGTCGTACCTTGAAGGCCAATGGGTGAACCTAAATACTGGCCAGGTATACGACAGGTTTGATCGGGCAAAGCACGTAGTCGCAACCGTTAATGACTTCAGTAACGAACCATTGCGTGTGGGGGTTGACTTCAACGTGGCCAATATGTCTGCCGTAATTGGTGTTAGGAATGGCAACAGACTCACGATTGTTGATGAAATTAGCGGCGCACATGACACTGATGCACTGGCGCAAGAAATTAAGCGTCGTTATCCGCATCATCGTGTTTACGTTTACCCTGACGCCTCAGGCGGCAATCGCTCCACCAACGCCACCCGCACTGACATTCAGATTTTGGAGTCCTACGGGTTTAGCAATCAATCTGGGCGGTCTAACCCTGCCGTTCGTGACCGTGTGGCCGCCGTTCAGGCACTGCTGGAAAACGGGAAGGGTGAGGTGCGGTTGACGGTGGCGCAGGGTTGCAGACGGCTGATCGAATGCCTTGAGCTGCAGAGCTGGACAGAGAAGGGCGAGCCGAACAAGGAGGCGGGCCACGATCACATGGTTGACGCCTTGGGGTACGTGGTGTGGCGTGAATTCAACCCGCTTCAGGCGAACGCGGGCCGTGGCACTGGCATCAGGCTGTATTGACGATTTGTGAACTGGCCACTGGGGTGCTTGCCAAACCCACGGGGTATACCCCATAATTAGGGGACAGGGGGCGACCCCACCACACACAAGACCATGACCCGCCAAGAAATCGCCTACGCCGTCCAAGAAAACTTCAAGATGGCCGAGTTCTTCAAGGCACGTAACGCCGAGGGCGATGCAGTGAAAGCCCAGCAATGCCTTGAGTGGAACATTCGCCTGCTTTCCGCACAGCCCGACGACGACACCCACTTTGACAACATTTGACCGTACGGCCCCTTCGGGGGCTTTTTCTTTTGCCGCTACCCTGAAGCCGCCGCAACATCACAATGTCTGCACCCCTTTGGCGCGATCTTGAAGCCGCCTTCGACTCAACCGTTGACGACGCCTGTTACGAGTTCAACGAGGCCGCTTCCGCCATGCTCACCGCCATTCAACAGTGGCTCTACGACGAAGGCTTTGACGAAGCTGCCGAAGCCCTAGAAGACGAAATCACCCGCGCCGACGAAGCCGAATAAACTACCCGCGCTGGGTCGGTTCTGTTCGTAAGGCTGAACGCCGTGTGTGGCGGTATCGGAGGCCCAGCCATTATTTACACCTAACCTAGAGCCATAGAATTTGTGTATGGCTAGGCGCAAAGAATGACCTACACCGGTTTTCGGCATTACGACCGGCTGCTGACGCGCACAGCAACGCAGGTGCAAGACCCCAACGGCGCTTGGGCTGCACAGGAAGCACACTGGATATTGATTGAAGACCTGCTGGAAGGCACCTATGGAATGCGGCGTAAGCATCGCCGTTACCTGCCGCAGGAACCCCGCGAACAAGACGAGTCCTACGACAACCGTTTGGCCCGT